TGCGCCCACGGTGAGAATGTCGTAGCCGACACCGCGCGCCGCTTTGCTAGTCGGATCAAAGCCAAAACGCTTTAAGTCGTCTAACTGCGCGGCTAGTTCGGGTGCGCCTGCGCCGTCTAGGTTCGCTTGCTTCAGCTCGATAAGGTCGCCCTTCAAACCGATAGCCGCTTCCGCGTTTGCTAGCGCAGCGACTTTAGCCTCTTTCGAGTCCGGCCCGTACTTACGAGTAGCTTCGTTAAGTTTTGTTTGCGCCTCGGTAACCGCTTGCTGCGATTTATACGCCGCAAACCACGGGTCCGTTTGCGCACGTAATTCGTCTGCCAGCGTCTTAAGCGACTCAATTTGCGCAAGCGTATTAGTAGTAGCGAGACCGGTAGCGTTCGCCATGCCATCGGTAACGGCCGTATGAATCTTGGCTTTTTCTGTACCTTTATCGTACGCGTCGGAAGTGTTATCTAGGTTTACGGCTAGGTCACGTTGCTCACCTAATGCCATATCCGTAGACGTAGCAAGTTTAATAAATTCCGCAGCGGTGCCGTTACCGTTGTCGGCTAGTTGCTGCAAAATTGCGCCAGTACGTCCGGCTTCGACGTTATGTATTGCGTAAGCTTTTCTAACGTCTTCAATTTCGGAACCGTTAGTTACGAGCGCACCGGTAACGCGTTCAATATTAACGCCATACTTAACCATCGCGTCCGCTGCGCCGTTGTCCTGTAGTTGTTTAGTAACCACGGCGGCGACGTTGTTTTTAATTGCTGCGGTCTCACCGGTAAGAGCTTCGGTAAAATCTTTAGCGCGTTGTTCGTTCGCGGCTTGCGCGTTTTGGTATGCCGTCCAAATTCCGAAACCGATAACGGCCGCAGCGGTGACGCCGATAAGCGCCGGAGTAACCGCACCCGCTAACCCGGTAGCAAGTTTCGCGCCCATATCCTGCGACGCGCCGAGCTTCGTAGCAAGATTGCCAATACCTAGCGCAGCGTTATCGACAACGCCGCGAAACATCCCCATAGCCGGAGCGACTACATCGCTAAACGTGTCAGCGATTTTTGCTATAAGCGGAATGGACGCAAGCGCAGCAGTACCGACACCGGCAACAATAACGACCGCGTTCTTAACCGGGTCCGGTAACGCGCTAAACGCATCCACCGCAACGCCCACCGCATCAGCAATAGCGCCGATAGTCGGCATAAGCGCCGTACCAATACTCTCCTGTAAATTACCGAGCTTCGTTTGTAAAGCCTCAATAGGTGTTTTAGCGGCTTCGGCAGCTCCGCCGAACTGGTTCTTAAGTTCGCCAAGAATAACTTTCTGCGCGCCGAGAACATCGCCGGTAGCGACCAGCGTTTTAATCTGTTCCTTCTGCTCAGCAGTAAACGAAACGCCCGCGCGAGAAAGCGCCGTAATACCCTTCACCGGATCATTAAGCGCCTTGCCTAACTGAATAGAAGCGCTCGACGCGTCAGTACCTAACGCTACGGAAAGGTCTAACGAAAGCCCTACGGCTTGGTCGAAGATGTCGTTACCTTCGCCGATTTCGTTACGAACCTTCGCGAACGTAAGCAACAGATTCGCGGAAGACTGAACTAGTTCGTCGTCCTTACCGGTCAGGTTAGAAACCGACGTAGCTAGGTCGCCGATCTGGTCGGCAGTAGTCCACGCGGAAGCGCCGGTAGTTTGGATAACGCGTTCAGTTTCGCGAGCAACTAGAGCCGATTCGGTAGCCGCATCGAACGCGGATTTCATAGCGAACCCGACGCCAGCAACTACCGCAGCGGAAGCGGCCGCTACCGCCGGAGATATTTTAGAACCGAGCTGCGCAAGTTTCGAACCGGTAGTAGCTGCGGCATCGTCCACGGAACGAAACGCTTTAGTCGCGCCACGATCCTCACCGGTAAAAACGATAGAGAGATATTTAGTAGATGCCATCGCTTACCGTCCTTTCATACGTGCGCGGTTTGTTTCTTCGAGATCGTCTAGGTAAACGATTAGTTCAGCGGGCGACAGTCGCCCAATATCCCACGGTTTAATTCCGTATAGATACGACAAAGCGGGCAAGACTTTTAACAGCCTTGCCCGTACTATTCCGGGGTTTCGTCGGTTTCGTTAGGGTCTTCAATAGCTACTTCAAAATCGGCCGGGTTAAGTACGTCGGGCCATTCCTCTAGTACCGCAGCTAGCGAAAGGTTCGGTTCACCCGACGCGCGACGCGCCAGCCAAAACATAATTTGTAGCGAGTCAACGCCTACCGTATTTTCGCCGCCCCAAAAAGCCGAGAACGGTAAACCGCCGCACGCTTTACGTACCGCGATTTGTTCGTTAAACGGAATATTGTCGGGGCAAAATGTGTAGGTTTCGCCTGAGACGGTGATCCGTAGAACGCGTTGCGCTTGTTCGGTTGCTTGCTTGCGTCGCCCGGTGCCGGGTCGTGGTGCGTTTGCCATAGTTAGAACTCTCCTGCAAAGTTCGGATATTCGGTTAGTCGGTAAAAGCTTTAGCGGCAAGCCTGTCTAATGCTGCGCGGTGCGCCGCTACGATGTCGTCTAGGTGACGGGCAAGCGCGGCGTTAATTGCGTACGGTCCGCTATTTAGGTCGGCTACTTCCCAACGGTTACCGACCCATTCCGGGTGCTGACGCTTACCCGGCGGTTTCGTTCGATACCAGCCGGTACGTTTCTTAGCTCCCCAAAACGCGACGTTAGCCATAGCCGTAGGGTTTCGTTTACCCGACGACGGTTTAATTTGTACGCGTGCCTCGCGTGCGCTAGCCGAACCTTTAATAGCGTTCGCGGCTCTCGCCTGAACACCGCCCATACTACGGGCTTCGGTTTGGCTAACGCGTTCGCCTATCTTCGCTATCTCACGATTTGCGCGGCTTAACTCTTTCGGCCATTCCGGCCCGACCGCTTTAAGCGCTCTACGAAACTCGCGTAAACCAATAACGTTAACGGCGTAACGCCCGCCGAATTCAGACGCAATAGCCGCGCCGGAAGATTTGCCGGGCTTATACGCCATCGGTTACGGCGTAGCGTCGCTGTTAACGAGAACGGCAGTAATAGCGGAAGCATCGGTAGACGATGCGACACACTTAAACGGTAGTGACTGAACGAGAATTTCGCGCCCGGCGACCATCGGTGTAGAACCGTCTACGCGGATATTCGTAGTAATGGTTACCGAGTCCGTACCGGAAGTGAACCCGGCCACTAGTGCAGCTTCGGTACCGGTGATGTAACGGCGGTACTGCGTAAGGTCCGTAAACTCTACTTCGATCGTACCGGAGTATTCCCGAAGATTAGCTTCCAACGGTTCCGAAATACGCTGATTACCGAGGAAACGGCGAGCGTCGTCTAGTCCGTTGTTACCGGAAATGGTAAGGCTCTTAACGTTAACGGAACTACCGCCGATAGTGATAGCGGCATGATTAAACTTGAGCGGCTTAATACCAGTCGGGTAGGAAGCGGCAGCAAGCGCGATACCGAGCGTAAACGAAATGCTAGTACCGGTAGCAGAAGCGTTCGCGGAAAGCGTCGCGGCCGTCGCCGATTGAACCGAAAGAATCGTAGTGCCGGACGGGATACCGGTACCGGAAATAGGGTTACCAATATCGGAAGCGTTAAACGATGCGCTCGCCGACGTAATCGCAGCGGACCCGGAAGTAGTAACGCCGTCGGTAACTACGCGGTAGTCGATCTCACGGGTACCGACTACATCCATACCGAGGGTAGCGATTTCACCGGCAGAACACGCGATTTCCCACGAGGCGACTTTCATACCTGCATAGGTAAACGGGTACGTCGTACCATTCGTAGCCGGGCGTCCGACCTGAATAGTAAGCGCGTCGCCGGTAAGGTCGCCGGGCGTAAACGTATGCGTATACGGTCCCGCGCCAGTAGTAGCAACGGTACCGAACATGGCGGTAAACAGTTTGCCTAGACCACGATTATAAAGCTCATGCTGAACAGAACCCGAAACTGTAATGTCGCCGCCGTTCCATTGCTGAGAAGCGAGCACGCGACGACCGGCAATAATGCCCGCCGACTCTAAGCGCCCGCTTTCTTGCATAAGACTTTCGGAAACTAAAGGAAGAAACGCGGTAACCGTAACCGGTGTACCTACGGTGCTTTCTAATGCGTAACCGATCTGCGCGTCGATACCTGTATATCCCATTATTTAACTTCCTTCGTCTCGACCGGTTCGGTCTTGTCTACGGCTTTAGCCGACGTTTTTAACGGTTTGTTTGTCCAGCCTTGCGCCGTCAAAAGTTCGGCGTAGGTTTCGTCAACGGTGACGGTTTCGCCATCCGCTACGACAATTTGTAACGCGGCTAGATATAGGTCTACGCCGGTAGTGTTCGTTACCTGCATTGTTTACGTTCCTTTATAAAAGGCGGGTAGAAACTGTTACGACAACTTCCGCAAAACCGGTAGGCCCTTCGGGAAACATCGCGGACGTTTGTCGTTCTTCGGTTACTTCTGCGGAAAGAACGCCGTCGAGATCAGCTAGAGAAGTGTCATCAGCTAGCGTATCTTCAATCGTTGCGACGATTTGCGTTAGCCGTTGCATAGTGTCGGTAAGTGTTCCGTAGCCGAGTACGCGAATTTGTAACGGTAGGTTAAAAATGTCGTCGCGTTGTTTGCGTCCGCCGGTCATTACCGGAATATTTACGGTGCCGTCGATTTCGTCTAGCCATATAAGTTCGGCTTGCGGTACACGGTCGCCGGGCCAGCCCGGTTCTACGCTCACGTTCGCTAGTAGCGGCTCCGCACGTAGCAAAGAAACTACGCGTTCGGCGGCTTGCCAGCGAATAGAAGTAGTAGCGGTCACGCTAGACCCGGTGCAATGTATTCGCGGAAACTGTTTAGCAGTCGGTCAACCTCGAGATAACCAGTAGGTCGGCCTCTATTCCAGTCCGGCGTAGAGTAGCGAGTCATAGAACCGTCGAAGCTCTGCGCGATAACGTCGCGAGACTGTCCCGAACGATCAGCGAAAGCCACGGACCGGCAGTATTCTGCGCAAGCGCGTAGCAACGGTTCCGGCGGTGTAGCGATACCGTAGGTATAGGTCACGGTCAGTACGTCCGCCCCATACCATGCAGGACCGTAAATTAAGCCCGTAGCGGTCTCTGTCGTAAGGTCCGTTAGTGTTCCGGCTACGCCGTCAACGCTGAACGCTGAGACGCTAACTACCGGACGGTTCGCGAGCTGAACCCATTTATTCGGGCGTACCGTTTGTTCAGCGGTCGCGGTCCGCGTTTGAAAAGCGGTTTGTAGATACCGTTCGGCGATATCTTCGAACTCGGCAACTAGGTTAGTTAGTTCCGTATCCGTGTACGTCGTCTGATTAGATAACGCCGGGATACGTGAACGAACCTGCGCGGGAGTGAGATACGCCACGGCGTTTAATCCTTAGCTGCGCGACGTGCGCGCGGCTTCGGTTCGGCAGCGGTTTCGGTAACCGGGTCAACGGTAGTCGTCTCGACCTTTGCCGTCTTGCGGGTTACTGGTTCCGCGAAACCGTTTGCGAATAGATCCGCTGCGACGTTTTCGGGTACGTCGAATTCGTTACCTCTGCCCGGCCAGTCTTGGCCGTCAATGGTTCCCGAAATGTCAGCAAGCATACGAATACGCATAAGAGAAAGTTTCCTTAGTTTAGGTGGTGGCGGTTTACGCCGGTCCGGGAAGGGGATACCGAACCGGCGTAAACCAAACCAAACGGTGAAGCTAGATCAGCTTGCGCCGCCGACGAAATGCTTAACCGCGCCGGTCTGGTCAACAAGTAGACCATCGGTACGGAGCTGCACACGGAACGTACGAACCGAGTAGTCAAACGCGAAGTCGTCAGAAACTGCGACATCGATACCGTTAACTTCGCGGATGTAGTATGACGGGAAATGACCGAAAAGAACGGACTTAGCCGAAACTGCCGGGCTTGCCATTGAATCGTTCAGATACACCGGGAAGCCGAGAAGGCTATCGGGGTCGCCGTTCATGCCGGGAGCAAAAATGTAATGGTCGTTCGTGCTGCCCTTAAGCTTACGAGCTGCGGCCATTGCGGTGTTATTCATCATCCAGCCAATTCCGGGCTGTGACGTGTACGCCGATCCAACCGAATAACGAAGGTCGATCAGATTATCCCCGGTGAAAGCACCGGAAACAGAAGTCGAGCCAGTCTTGCCAGCGGTTGAGCTAGTAACGATACCGGTCGGTTGCGAACTACCGGAACCCGTGGTCATATGTCCACGAGTAGCGACACCGATAGCGGTACCAGCCTGACGGGCGAGGAAGCCCGCAACGTCAACGGCACCATCGGTAGCAAGCTCATTCGAGAGCTGCACGAGTACGGTGTACTTATAAGCTCCGAGCGCGCGAGTCGTGAGAGTCGGATCGGAAGCGGAAGCTTGTGCAGCTTCGCCAACGATAGAAGCAGTCGAAAACGCGGTAGACGTAGGAACGTTCAGCGTCTCGCCTGAATTAGTGGTAACAACGGTAGCGACGTTACGCACAACGTTTGTCTGAACGAGATGTTCAACGATGCGATCGTAAACGGAAGTCGGAACCGAACCGCCCGAAGACGAAGACGTAATAGCGCGCTTCTCAAAACGTGCGTTACGAATCTCACCGTTCATAAGTCCGCGAACGGTTTCTTCGTCGCTGTTCTCGATTGAAGCGGTAACGGTTGCGCCGAGGTCGGCCGGAACGCCAAGACGGGCGCGGCTTTCTTCGATATCGCGGTTACGCTGTTCGGCGTCGATAACTGACTTAATACGCGCGTCGGCGGTATCGAGCTCTGCGTTAATGCGGTCGAATTGCTCTGATTCCTCGGCGGACAGGTCGCGGGCTTCGGTAGCGGCGTGGTCGAGTAGACCCTTTGCCTGCTCCCATGCGCGGGCGCGCTGTTCGCTAAGGTTCTTAATAAACTCGGACATAGTTCGAGTCCTTTCCTTAGTTGGATTTTTGTAGGGGTAGCAAGTGAATAATCGCGGTGGTGCGCTGAGCGTCCGGGCGCGTTATTCGGGTCGCTGGTTACTTACGCTTTCGCGCTAGTTCTAGATACCGTCGGGCAACGTCTACGGACCGTCCCGGTTCGGGAATGTCGGTAGCATCGTCGGCGGTGCGTACGGTTGCTCCGGTCGTCGCGGAGTATGCAGGCGTTCCGCTGACTACGGAAACTTCGTGTAGGCGAATCTCGCGCAACGTGCGCGCGGAACCGTCCGCGCTCCAAACGTCGCCGGATTTCGGGACAGTAAAACCGAAGCTCATAGAGTGAACAACGCCTTCGCGGAGAAGTACCGAAAGGTCACGCCCGGCGGTAGTGTTGGGTAGCGTCATATTTACGCGAAGACCGCGTTCGTCTTCGGCAAGCTGAAGCGAACCGTTCTTAGTGGTCGCTAGTGGCATATCCGAATTGTGATTTACGTAGGCGCGAATTTCCTTGCCGGAATTAAGCGAACGCTTAAACGCGCCGGGTGCGATCGTCTCGACAAACGGCAGCGGTTCGCTAGGTGAATTGAAGACCGCAGCGTAACCAGTAAACGAACGCGCGAAACCTTCGGCGTCTTCGTCGCCAGCCTCTAGCGTTCCCATTTCCACGGTACGAAATTCCACGTCGCGCCCGGCGATACGTCGAGCCTCTACCGGATAAGCGGCATAGCGAACCGCAGCGGGTTCTACCGGTTCGTCTTCGGTCATAGCTTCCGGTTCGGGAATCTCTACGGGCGTTTCTCCGATGGTGAGCATTTCAGGAATAACCCAAAACTTGCAAATACCCGACGGGTCAATATCGCCCGCAACGATTTCGCACGCGCGCGGACCCTCATAGAAAGCGCAGTTAGAACAAACCAAACCTTCACTAGCAAACGGGTTAGCGTCGGCGTCTACATAATGCGCGCCAGCCTCACCGATGCCAGTATTAAACTGACCGAACAATTCGGTAACGGCTTCTAAATCTTCGTACTGTTTTTGCTGCCGTGGCGTAAGCGGGTAAAGACCTTCGCCGTTTCGGGTTTCTTCGCTCATAGCGTACGCTCTCGTTTTGTTAGCAGTTTCTACAATGTCGCGCGCGCGTGCATATCCGGCGTCTCCGCCCCACAACGCCCACGCGATACGACCATTAGACGGGTAACCGGTTTCGCCGGGGCTGAAACCTTCGGCGCGTTTATCTACTTCGTGCCTATCGAAATAGGCTTTAATTCTGCGCCACGTTTCTACGGGTAAATCTTTACGGTTAACAATGTCGCGGGCGCGTGCGATACCGACCGCGGTACCGCCTCGACCGAATTCGCTGCGCCAGTCAAGGCCGCGCTGCGCTTCGGTAACCATACCGTCGGACGGTGTATAGGAGTCGTCCGGCATTATTCGGGCGGGTCAGCGTCCACGCCGACCGGCGGTAGGTCCGGGTTTCCACCCGGCCCGGCCATAGGTGCGCCCGGCAATGCCATAACAAACGCGTCGCCACCCGGAAAGTACGGTTCCATACCTTCGACCGCGCGCGCTTCGTTCGGCGTGATAAACCCGGAAGTAATACCGAGCTGATGCGCTCGGTACCGGTTAATCGTATCTGCGCGAAGAAACGCGGACGTATCGAATTCGACGCGCTGCGCGGTAGGCATAAGGTTAGAAAACGCCGACTCAATACGCCGCAACCAAGGCAGCAGAGTAAACGTAAGAAAGTTAAGACCGGCTTGCTCGTTATTTGTGTACGTCTGACTAGCGGATTTCGCGCCGATCATATGCGCCGGGATACGGAAGATACGCGCGATTTCTGCTACTGCATACTCCCGCGACGCGTTCAGTTCCATATCGGCAGCAGACGCGCTAATAGGTTTCCATTTAACGCCGCCGGAAAGAACGGCGGGACGGCGGCGGCGGCGGTGCTGCGTTTCCCATGTAGCCTGCAAAACCTTCGCGGCCTCTACGGTAATGTCGCCGTCTACCTCGAGAACCGAAGACGGCGTACCGCCTTCTCCGTACCATTGCGAAACGTGTCGTTCTACGGCAAGCGCAGAGCCGATCGTATTCCGTTGCTGATGTAGCGGGCTAATTCCTTTAGCGGCTTGCGGCGGAGTAAACCATCGCAAATGCAAAATTTGGTTAGGGTCAATCTCTGACCCGGCGACCGTGTAGGTACGCGAATTACCGACAATCGTAACGTTTACGTTATCGGGATGTAGCGGCACAATTTGAGAAGGAAGCCCGGCAGTACCGCCCGCATAGTCGAGCCATAGATACGCGTTACCGTGAAGGGCCAGCGACGAAACGACCATATGAATAAGTTCGTACTGCGTAACCGTTTCGGCCGGGTCAGTTAAAAAGCTAGGGGTCTCGATACGGGTATTACGTTCGCCGGTCTGACTGACCGCGCGCAACGGCAACGCCGCTACCGAGTCGGCCAGTAGAGAAACGCACGACAGAACCGCAGCAACTTCTAACGCGGTTTCTTCCGTAACGTTTTCGCCCGACCAGTTGTTACCGACGAGGAAACCGGAATTTCGTAACGGCGCGGGCATCGCCCGCTTAGCAAAAAGACTCATCGCGTAGCCGCCAACGCAGACCCGGCAATAACCAAAACGCCGCCGCTAATAAACGCAAACGGAACCGAGAACATAGCAATACCCGCAACGATCGCCACGGCCCCTATAATTTCGGCGAAAGTAGTTACGGCGTTACGCATCGGTAAAGCTCCACGGGTCGATAATTTGCGGCACCGTTGCCGGTGTTGGAACGTGCGTAGCGTGCCATACGGCGCGCTCTAATCCTGCGACTGCGCATACGCCTAAATCGATATGGCGGGTGCTTTGTTTGTTTTCTTTTGTAGGGCGCGCGCCGCGGGCGTCAATCTTTAAAACCATATTTTCGACGTGTCGCGCTAGGCGCGGGTCGTCGCTATGGGTAAACGTTTTATCTAGGACTGCATCGTAGAAAAGTTTCCACGCGGTAACCATGCGCTGAACGGAACCCATCGGGTACTCGAGCATCGGTAGACCCTCATCTTCGAGAGCCTGCATAGAACGTTGCCAGCGATACGGGTCCATTCCGATTTCCGTTACCGGCATAGAACGTGCTGCGTTACGTATAGCGGTTTCTACTTCGCTAATCGGTACGCGCCATTCGTTAGAGTCGCCGGGCTTTTCCCATAAATCAAGAACGTACATATGCGGCCGTTCTTCAACCGTGACCACGATTACGCCGGTACTGTCACCGGACCAAGAACCGTCTGCCATAAGTACGACCGGCGTAGACGGTTCTACGATCCGGTCCGGTTCGGCAAGCTTTCCCCATGCGCCATGCGGCAGCGCAGCAGACGAACCGACTACCCATACGTTCGTTCGTTTCGTACGAAATTCAGATTCAGGAGTACGCACAAGGGTAGAGCGGAAATCTTCGTAACTGTTTAAATCGCCGATACCGGGATTAGCTTCGGCCCATACTTTCGGGTCGGTATGGTCGGCATCAGACCCGGCTTTAGGTTCCCACCATGAGAAGAAAAACGTAGGGTCTTCTATCTCTTTAGCGGCAACCTGTTTGCCATGCTGGTAAAGCGAATAACAAAAAGAATCGCGGCCGTAGTTGTCAGTTCGTGAACCGGCGGTAGTGATACCAAGCATTAGCGGTTCGTGCCGGGCGCCAGCGCCAAGCGCCATAACATCCCATAGCTCGCGGTCCGGCTGAACGTGTACTTCGTCGAAGACTACGAACGTAGGGCTAAGACCTTCAGACGCGCCAGCTTCGCGGCTTAGCACCCGATAAACCGAACCGGTCTCGGGAACCTCAATAGCGTCCCGGTAAACCTTCGAGATACTCGAAAGCTCCGGGTCTAGTTCCACCATTCGCTTAGCTGACCCGAAAACGATACGAGCCTGCTCACGGGTACCAGCGCAAGAATAAACCTCACCGCCTGCATCGCCGCAATAAAGCGACCACAACGCAAGCCCGGCACCTAACGCGCTCTTACCTTGCTTGCGCGGAAGACCGACAAGCGCGGAACGGTGTTTAAGTTTTCCGTCGGCAGTCTCCGCTAGCAAACTATCCACTAGTTTCAGCTGCCACGGGCGAAGCCGGATAAGGTCACCGGCAGCACCGCCGACCGAAGCCTTAACTACGCGCGCATAGGTATTAATAAATTCGGAAGCCTCATTACCACGCGTCTTCGTTTTCGCGGTTGCGTTAAACGAAAGCCATCGCGACGGCCACCCGCTAGTTCTCGCCACGCGCCCGGCGTAACTGCTCTAGCTTCGTAGCTGACTTCACTTCTGCCAGCCCGAGACGCGAACGCCCCGACGGGTCAAAACCTAGCGCGGACATTTGCGCGAGAATTTGCTTTTCGAGATCGCGTAAAGCCTTACGAGCTTCGGCCGATTGCGTAGCCATGACCACGGCGCGCAGACTCGCGCGTTCCTCGATTGCTTCGCGCAGCATTGCTAGCGCGAGGGTGTCGGTCTGAGCTAGCCAAATTTGCCCGGCGGAAAGTACGTAATCCAACGCGCTCACCGGGTCTAGTTCTACCGGCTCCGGCATAACCGCCGGTACCGCAGCAAGGTTAGAAAGATTAGGAACGCGATCGCCGCGAGCAGTCCCGCGACGTTTCTTAACTTCGGTCGGCGTAGGCGGTCTGCCTCTCGGTGCCATCGGTTCCCCTTTGTAGAAAGTAAAAAAGCCTTACCCGCCGGAAGTCCAAACCGGTTCGGGAATTATGACAATGCACGAAAAAGGGTAGGGCGTGGTAT